CCCAAGTTGCTCCTTGGAAGCGGAAGATCACATCATGATAATCACTTGATGATGTTGATGTTGCGTTAGCCTGAAGTGCCCAATAAGCACCACCATCGCGACTCAGAATGTTTGGAGCATTGTTCGCATCAAATTGAGCAGCAGTTGAAGCATATTGAACCCATTCGGTGTCATTGTTGTATGTTCCACCGAAGTATCCAATTTCTCCATATGGATAATACCACATCACCCATGTCTGAGTGTTCGCATTTCGCAAGTCGTCATGTGAGCGAAGAACAATACCACCAAGACTCTTCTGATCGTCAACTCCATTGGGGCCGTTCACCCAAGAGTTTGCGGTTGTTATTGTTGCTACTTCAGGTAACTGATAGATCCCATTAGCCGAAAACGCACCCTTACTGAACACATTTGCTCGCCCAGTAAAACCTGAAGCAGCAGCCAGAACATCTCTGGTCTGAAGCCAAGCGTGTCTTCCGTTTCCCGAGCTATCGAGAACAACAGGCTTGAACCCGGTTATACCTGCTGTGTTATATGTGTTTGAGGTTAGTGCGTTTTGTGATGGATGTTGATGCGTTTCGAGTGGATCAAGCGCGCCGTATCCAAAGGCAGCAATCCTTGAATCGGACACAAAAACGGAATCACCAACTCGCGGGCCCCAATATCCCTGATAATCAAGGTTTGCTGTTGGATCATTACCATCACCGAATGTTCCATCTAGCGTGTTAATTTGAACGCTATCCGTGATGTTGTAAGTATCAAATTTCCACCACGCATTCAGACCTTCGTCCGCACCCGGAACAGAGACAAAATTGCTATAGCTATTGGCATCAACTTCAGCCGGATTGAGAACAGAAGCTCCATTTGTTTCGTAAATGTCAAATCCAACCGCACCTGTGTTTGCGTATACTCCACGACGATCGCTCTCAGAAAAGAATGAGTTTGAAGAGCTAACAGAGGTGAAGTTGTAGTCAAGTAGAGTTTCCAAAGGTCCGCTATTGAAGCGTGTGTATCCTATTTCACCACTATGTGGCCCAGTAATAGTGATCGTCGGCGCGCTGGTAAATTTACCACCCGGATCAACAATCGTGATGTTCTTGATTGCTCCACTCGAATCCACTTCGGTCACTTCTGCGAGTAGACCGGTACCAGCTCCACCAGCAAATTCTATACGATCACCCAAAGCATAGTTTGATCCACCTTCAGTAATATTAATGGAATCGACTACACCATAATTTCTTAACAGTAGTGTAACTGGTCTATTGGTGACAACATCAACATAAGCAACACGAACAGTTTCTCCCGCTTGAAATGTTCCTACCTTATCACTTATATCAGTTTCAACAAAAGAAGCACCCGCATAAGTGATAACTTGTGCTTTTTCTACCAAAGCAGTAGCACCAGAAACCTCTCCTGTGACTACTTGACCTACTAGATCAGCTTCGGTCCTTACCTCGCCCGTGATGAAGTCTTTTGTTGGTCGAGAAAGACGAATAACTGTTCTCTGTTGTATCTCACCCACACTCGATCGAAGCATATCTTCGCTCGGAAGATATAGTTCAATATCTTCTCCAAACACAAGTCTAAACAGCAACTTGAATGAATTTTCTGTGCCTTTTGATTGATAGAAGTCTCTCAGATTTTTCAGAGCTGTTCGTGAATCAACACCATCAGAGAAATTGACTGGAAACCCAGAAGCTATCTCATTTTTGATGAATTTTAAATACTGAGGAATCATTCGATCAAGATCACGAATATTTCCTACATCGTAAGATGCCTGAACAGCACCCGGTTTAGCTTGAGTTGTGTTTTTTGATGACCAGTATATTGCACCACTTGTCTTTCCAATTATCTCTTTATTGCGAATGAATTTACCAAGAGAACCGCCTATTGTTGTAACGGTGACTGTTTTTGTAGTCGTCGTAGAATTCCATGCAAATACGGTAGCAGTTGCAGTTAAATCCGTTGGGTCGTTGTCATTTGCATACTGCTCAATCACTTCCCCAACAATAAAAGGTACATTTCCATATGGTTTATGTTGATTATAAACCGCTTCGTCTGGATTATTAACTATCAGAGGCACATCAACTGGAGGAGTGACCTGCTCCAAAAATTCATAATAAGATTTCACAAACTGAACGAAGTTGTGATGATCCTCTCTGACAAAAGCCGGGAGTTGACTTTCTAGTATAGTAGAGATTTTGTTGTTAGCGTATGCCATTTATTATGTCTCTTGTCGCATGATGATGGTTACATCGTCGCTTATGATTGACAAAATCTTTCCTCGATTGACAAACACATCATTTCTATTTGGTGTGGCAATGATCGACAAAACTCCGCTGCTGACAGAGTTTGGCGCGAATGAATTAAGGGTGATCGTTCCTGTTCGATAATCAACCGTTCCTGCTCCTTTTGCCACTTCCGTTTCATTGTTTGATATAATATCTATTGATCCAGAAGAGTCGTCCTTCAACGTACAATTTATGAATGACGAGTATGTAAAGGATGTGCTGTATATAGTTCCTACATCTATGGCATTATCAAAACCTATCGTATAGTTTGAAGGAACTCCGATCGTTGGTGCCACTTCCTTTCGCATAGCGATAGATGTTAGATTGCCAACGATTCCAGAATCATACTCATCAATCAATCTAACAAATGGAGAATATCTGAATGGTTCATCAAACTTTTCAAGCTGATCGTCACCAAAATCTAGGATTTCCTGCCGAACACCATTTCGCAGAGTGTATTCTGTAAGACCTGTGAGTCGAGGATTCCATGTAATATCAGACACGATTTGTAAATATGTATATTCAGGATCAACAATAATAGGAGTAATACCGAGAACGCTTCGAGGCTTTAGGATTTGCTCAACAATTCGATCCTTCTCTGTGGTGCTTAAAAAGAATCCCTCTGTAGGCTTGATAGCCACATAGACGTTTCCGTAAATTGGAGTGTCAGCCTCTTCCCCGCCCCACACAGACACAGTTTCTACTTGTGGATACTCTGTCCGAATTGCTGTGACATAATCTTGTTTGGTAACAGCACGATTCTGTGATTCATAATTCAGAGGAGCGAGAAAGCGAATCGACTCTGAAGATTCTCTGTCTCTACCACCAGAAGCATTGATTCTCGTTGTCACGGTTGGGGAATATGTAGTCGTAGATCCACCTATTCCATAGAAAGGTGAGCGAATTGGATCTGACTTGAAGACCGTAGCACCATTTCCAGTTTCCGGTTCAGGAACAACGTAGGTGATGTCAATAATAGAACCGTCGGCTGGTTTCTTTCCGATAGTGCCATCACCGAAGTATATCTCAAATCGCTGATCTGGAGATTCGTTTACAAAGAAAACAGTCGATGTTCCGTCCAAATTGGAGTAATTATCAACTTTAGTGTATAATTCGGTAGCAGTTGATGTGATAGAGTCTGTCACCAATACACTGATTGTTGATGTATCTACACCCGTGCTTGGAATGATAAATTGCTGCTCAATCTGATCATTATAGATATACTGCGCGGTAGCGAATATACCTTGTGTGATTTTAATATCTGTAGCGACATATGGAACAACACCATCTGATATATTGTCGCTCACCCAATATCCTCCGGTCGAATTTGCGACAGGAGTAGCCACTCGCGAGTTAGTCATAACGAAGGCATATGTTTTATCCGACAACTCAGTCGTGAAGACTGATCCCTTTGGAAGCGTGACTTGTGTGCCCAAACGAGAAGCGGGTGTAGCTTCTCCTCCCGACAAACCACCAAGATCGTTTGGATTGAATGTAACATCAACATAGGCAACAGATCCAGTTACCGATCGAGGAGTGTACCCGATACTCTTTGCGAGGGAAACTAACGCTTCTCTTGATGATGCTGTGTCGAGAAATGACTCATTTGCGATCATATTCAGATAGAATGCTTGATAGTGGGTGTTATACGCAAGAACATCCAAAAGCACAGAAAGACCCGATGACTCAAAGTCATAGTCTGTAAATTCTGACTGGTTGTTCAGAAACCGCTTGAGACTTTGTTTGATTTCATCAAAATCCAGCTCGGTTACGGTTAGCTTATTTGTATTTGCCATTATCGTAGCCTCTCTAGGAATATTCGTGCAGTTCTCAATGTGGGTTCATTAACAACAAAATACTTGATCGTGACTTGGTATCGGTTTTCGTCCATAAAAGTCTCAACCTGAACATCTCGCACGTCAACTCTTGGTTCAAAGTTGGCTATTGCTTGTCTGATCTCACTCTTTAGTGTTCCTGCGGTCTGTGGCCCGAAGTTCTCAAATAACGATCTTCTAATGTTACTTCCGAAATCAGGATCAAATGGTTTCTCATAATGATTATATTGTAGCAGATTTCTCAAAGCCCTCGCAACCGCATTGTCTCCGGTTAGCGTAATCAGGTTCTTGGAATTTGGATGAGCATTGAAGTTCAAATCCAAATCTCGAAAGACCGTATTCTTTAGAGGTGTGTTGCGTGCCAAGAAATCTACTCCTGATGTTTGATCTATTTATACCCGATTTATGGAAGAGGCGGGCCCGTTTGCCCTGAAACGGGATCGTTATGTTTGTGTGAGGTAAGACTGATAGCTGCTGGAGAGGTTCCAGCGATAACATCACCAAGCGACGAAGTAATATTACCATTTTGGACGATGATGCTTCCGCCCGGAGAAACGACCATTCCTCCTGCTGTGAGTAATAGATTGCCACCTGTCACGGATACTGCTCCTCCTGCGATAGTATATGAAGTCGCAGTCATATTATACACTCCCGTAACATTAGTCGTGAGTGCGCCATTGTATGTCTCAGTTGCTAGCCCTTCAACGGTCACAAAACTCGTACCGCCCGTATATACTGATCGCTTCCCCCCAACAGCATCCACATGCTCACCGCGTGTCTGCTCATATCGAAGACCATCAATTAAATCCATAGATGTTCCAACAACGGTTCTTGTAGCTTTGATCGGTGTTGCTCCTACACCATATATCTGAGACACGTTTCCGCGTGTGGTAAAGATATGATCCTCTTCCACCTGAACCTTATACGATCCACCATCATTACCTTTTCCGACACCAACACGAATAGGATCAATAGAAGTTCCCACCAGCAACGTGTGATCAGCATGATAGTCATTTACAACATCATCAGCGACGCGCTCTGTCTTCTTTCCTTTGACAAGCAGATTGTAATCACCGTCTACCTGATGCGTGAAGTTACCTCTGGTGTAGAAGTTACAATCACCCTCGATCGTAACAATGGCGGACCCCTGAATGTTCACTCTCTCGTCACCAACAATGACTGTGAAGTCGTCTCGAACGATCTTGGTCACTCGCGACCCATCGGGACCAATCTCGTAGTATGTGCCGGTTCGGTGCGCTTCCTTGATGCGCTCTGATCCTGGCGTGTCGTCAGCTTCGAATAGATGACCAGACTCGGTGTTGCGAACGTGGTTGTATGGGTAGGTCGCGTTGAATGGGTTCGCTGGTTGCTTTGTTTTTTTATTGCGACCACCTGTCCAAGTGTCTGCTACATATTCTCCGCTTGAGTCCTTACTGAACGCAGACTCAGCGAAAGTGGCAGCGGCAACATCAAACGAGGTTTGCTGATCGTGTGCTTCCGTCAGCGTATCTGCCTTCTGTCCACGAGCTTGCCGAGGTACATTGCTCTCAACCACATTAGGCCAACCAATCTGCGCGGACGACTGCGGATACTCCTCATGGACATTGACACCCGTACCGTCCATGTTTGACTTGAAGCGTCGAGGAGCGTACTCCACATAGTTTGCCAAGTTCCGAACGCGGTCATCAACGAACCCTTCAGTTGTACCTGTGCGATACTTTGGACCCGCAAACTCCTTTGGTTCGTTGTCCTCGGTCATAAAGTCCGCAGGAAGAATGACGTGAGGTAGGCTCTTCTTACTTGCTATCGCAATCATCTTTGTCAGAATGTCTTCACTCATTAGGAACCTCGATGATGATCGACCCCTCTTCAAGTCCTGTCTGCTCGATTAGGTCGTTTAGCTCCCTCTCGCTTGCTTCTAGCTTTGATAGTTCTTCGTTGGGTTCTCCCACATCTTCACCTTCATCTGCCGCGCGTTTCGGGTTGGTGTCTTCCTTGTCGATTGCTGGATTGGCTGGTGGTGGAGTTTTGACTTGTTGCTTTGCTGTTTCTGTGCTACCCTCTCGTACTGAACCACCTGGTTCCCCATATAAACAATCAATAGCAGACTTGAAGCCTGGAAACTGCGCGTCAATTGCATTCAATGTTATCTCATCAATATTCTCTGCCGCCTTTCCTATGTTAATAACACCATCCTGTATTGCCTTAGTTGTACGAGTTATACTATTCGCTGTTGCATACCAAGCGTCCCACGCAGCAGCAGCGATCTCTTCTGCCTGATCTTCTACCTCCTCTGCAACGCGCTCTGCTGTCTGTGTAATCTTCTCACTAGCGGTTGAGAGTAGAGACTTCGCTTCCTTCTCTTTTTCCCCTGTTGTGGGCGTCTCTGTTAATTTTGCTTTCACCAGTAGAGCGGAATCAACTGCTGCTCCAGCCTGAGATATTACGTCAATGACTGTCTTTAAGTCTGGAAACTGATCCAGAACAACACCAACAACACTAGGGCAAACTGGTTCCGAAGGAACTAACTCTTTGATTGCCTCAGGAGTGATCTGTTGTTGCTGTGCGTCTTCTGCGGTAGACATTACCGATACGCTCCTGTGTCGATAGTCCCAAAAATTACTCTGTCCTGCGCGTCTTCCCCATCGCGGAAAAACCCAATCACCCATGTCCCCTCTTTGGGCGCGTGAACCTGACCCCTATCACTATTCAGAGGAAGAACTGGGTATGCCCAAGGCAGGTGTTCTGTTGGGACTTCATCACGATCCTCCGAGTCAAATCCGAAAGCACGGACTCGACACCGACCAAGCCCAAGCGGGTCCATGCGATCTTCCACGACCCCCTCAAACCAGATAAATCCATTTAACCCCATTCCACTCTTCATACTATCGTTCCTTGATGTCCTTCACTACTTCCTTTGGAGCATTTGCCATTACCCACTTGTGGATCTGACTATCAACATATGTGTTCTTCTCGAATTTTCTACCCTCGCGTTTTACGTCGATGCTCGTAAAACTCTTGACGAGCTTGACAGGCTCTCCTTTGTTCTTCCCCCACTTCGGCACTCGCTCCGAATTGTCGAAGAACACCGTCTCTTCATTGTTGTTCAATATAACAGTGATGCGCCCGTTAAGCCCTCGCGGAACATTACCTCTGACAATATCCATCATCGTAGTAGCAGCTCCCGTATGTGTCTGTTTAAGAATGTATTCAGGAACTCTCCGAGGTCGTGTTTTATTGCGATCAATCGCAACGGTAAAGTTCGTGAGAATCCAGACGAGATGAATGTTATCTGGCTTATAACCGAGAGACAGAAGCATTGGAATGTTTTTGGAAACCTGATTGAGATTCTTCATTGTGATGTCAAAAATAATGTTAGGGAGACGATCTGGATTTTTCGCACCAGACAGAAGCAGATCCAACGTCTTCTCTTTCCACCCGAGCTGATCAACCATATCGTGAAGACGGAACACATCCTCTTCATTCTTGAGATTCAGATCCGATGCGCGAACACCAAACTTAGCCTTGGTGTCAATGCCCTTCTGCTTATACCTCTTGTCCGTTTCCGCAGCAATAGCATCTAGCTTCATCAGAGCTTTCTTCCACTCGTCCACGTCACGCACCTTGAACTTTTCAGGTTGCATGAAATTCTCCAGAGCAAATCCCTTACCGGAAGCAGCACCACCAGCAAGGAACACCACCTGCCCATAGTTCTTTCCTTGCTGAAAGAGAATTGCTTTCTCATCTAGCTGTTGGTGTTCATCGAAACTTAACATGATAGTCTCCTATATCTCTCCAAATGGGAATGCCTGTTGATCTGGAATCTTATTTCTATTTGAATCTCTGTAGAGCTTCATATGACAAAAGTATTGTGATCCCCCAGAGGGCCCTCTCGTTATCTCGTGTCTGATACTCCAGATAAGATACTTGCTCGACAAATACTTGTCTCCTTCAGCAAATGTTTCCTGTCTGGCTTGTGGTCCTACTGATGGAAGTTCGACATTTACTACTTCACCAATTGTTCTCTTACTATCCCCAGGTACCATGATCTCAAGACCATTTGATTTGAGCTGACTGAGTTGACTAAATCTTATAAGAGCATTCTGTCTGGTTCTGTTGCTATTTATCTCGTCATTGAAAGCCGAATAATGCTCAGGTGCCAGAAGAAAACGGGATCGTTTGAAGTTACTTGACTGTATGTCGTTCGTGATTGGATTTTCTTCCAAATGTGTATTGTCATCGAACGAGCTAAAATAGTTGTAGTTTGTTTCTGCCGTGGAGCGAAGAACCAAATCGTGAGATAGAACACTAGAAGCCAACATTCCGGTTTCTATCATCTCAAGGTGGGAAATTGACTTTGTTCCGTAGTTGATGATATTGAACATGCCTATTTCTAGGTTTTTGTTTTTGGTATCATCACCTCTCACATTGACAGAATGCGTATATCGAGGAATGCTGCTTTTCAGTCTGCTTGTATCCATTAGACGTTCAATCGGACCAAAGTAGAAGTTGTCCATATTCTGAAAGAAAACGTAGCTCGCTCCTCGACGATATTCAGGTGATCTTGCCCACTTTGTTAGCCAGTTTATCGCTCGCATTGGGCTGTAGTTTGGAATGATCTTGGATTCTCGTTCCAAAGTGGGAGAAATCGCAATTTGCTTACCTGAAACAGGATTGATATACTGGTTGAATATGTCTAGCACCATGTCGCTAATCAAAGTATTCTTATAAGACTTCGAGAACTTAACCTTTTGATTTCTGATGAATTCTTCGGATATAGCTTTGATTGCAAATCCTCGTGTTCCCTGATTTATATCAGCTCTGGTGGGAATAGAGACAATCCTACCAGAGAAGGTTCTAAAGTTTTCAGCTCCATCTGTTTTGAACTTCACGATGATTCGTTCGTTCGTAATGATCGGTATCTTTTCTATCAGATTTTGATTGTCGGTGAAGCTCATCTCCAGACTGACATAATCTGCACCAATCGTCTCTTCAACAGCGAGTGTCACCCAGATAGCTGTAAGATCAAATGGATTAGCATTTAGTGAAGAGTAAATCTTACAGCTCTCTACTACGGCATCACCCGGCCGTACTATAACTTCACTATTGCGTTCCATTAGCGATTTCTACCCAAGAGCGCGTTAAACTGCTCAATGAATGGTTCCAAAAGCTCGCGTCGAAGGAGTATGATGTTTCTCTTCTAAGAGTCCAGATACAATTCGTGATCATAGTTGTTTACGATACGCTTGTTAGAAGCAGTTCCGATGCTTGGATCTACATATTCATTCTTCGTGATGCGGTGATCGCTCAGAAGTAGAGTGCCGTCATCACTATACACATCCATTTCGAAATGGTGTATGGCACTTCGCAGAGTAATATCTTCTCCCTCTATTCGAGTATCGCCAGGTCTTCCTGTGGCTATTTCATATCCACCATAGGTAATTGTATAATCCCATCCTATTTGAAAGGTTTCAGGTAGTTTATAACTATCACCCAAAACGATGACGTTATAGCTTTGATTATACGTCTCTACTGGAAAATTATTTCCTATGAGGCTGTCACTATCTACAGCACCAGGCGTAGACGTGAATGTGATGAATCCATTGGTAGCATATTGATCATATGGGGTTAAAGTGGCCAACCAAATGTGCGTATCATTAGCCGAACCAATGGGTGCTGATGTCGTTCCACTCTGTGTCCTCAAAAATCCATCTGCTTGCCAGGTGAACTCTGGATAACGAGTGGAGTCCATATTTGTTGAGATGGCATATGTCCCATCGCTTCTCTGTGACTTTGCTAGGATCTTCGCAGGCTGCGTATATCCAAGTTTGCTTGAATCTGATGTGCTGACACTGTGCCATGTGCTCGGCACAAACAACTCAACAACATCACCCACACCGAGAGTTGAGAATGGATCAGTAGATCCAGACAACTTGATTGTTGTTGTGTTTCCTGCTGGAATCGTTCCACTTCGTAGAGTGCTGTTGTCTGTTGTCTGTTCCACAGAGTGAATTTCTGAATACACATTTGCTACGATATAGGTGTTCGCGTCTGATATGACCTTAGTTACACCAACTGATCGTTCATATGATCCATACTTGTCGTCTATAAATCTACCAAAGTTTTCAGTTCGCAATGGAAAATCATAGATGTTATGGTAGGCATTATTAACGAGCATTACTACCCAATGATATTTTGGATTGCCATAATACTTATCGGCAATGATCTCGACCGTATCCCCATCCTGCATAGGATAATTGTAGAATATTCCACCTGTCAGAGCCAGATTTGACTTTCTCGCAATACGAGTCAAGATGTTCGTGGCTATCTTGACTACACCATCTTTGTTGACATCGTATTGAGTTTTCGGTAGTGATCTGAAGAACTCTCTTGGCATTTAGAAACCCTCATCAACCTTTGACTTGTCGATAATTTCAAGCTCAGTGAATGTTAGCGAAAGAGTGATTTGAACCGGATACTTGTCATAGAAAGTGAGATTCATTGTATCTCCGCCATATGTCGCACTCATATTAGTAAGGGCTGATGTTCCAATTTTATGAGTCTGACTCTCATTATACACCTCGATGTCGAACACTTGCGGATACGCAAAGAACACACCATGAAGTCCTTCATACTGCTCAGGATGACCAGCATACTTGAACATCTTGATGATTTCTTGAATGGTTCTAGCTTCTTGGGGAGTTCTCGGTGAAAGCTGGAACTGGAACTGAAATTGTCTCAACTGAACATCTTTGAAAAACGACTCAAGGTGATTATTGAACGCGACACCCTCACCCTTTAGTAACTGATCTCTGACTCTCGGTGCATAATTACCTACGGCCGAACTAATCAGATCAGCACCAAACAGAGTACCATAGGCAAGTATAGCTTGTCTGAATTGCTTTTGAGCTTCTGCGTTACCCCTCATAGCGGATGCAGCACCACCCGCCACATTTCGTATCGTTTCTGTGATGCCTGATACCCCACCTCTAAATTCATTACCAAGAAATCCGGTTGCTGCTCCAGTCTCCCATGTGAATCCTGCGGTGTCTGTTCTTTGAAATGGAGCGTATAGTAGAATAGAACCTAAGCCTCGTGCCTTAGTTTGATTCAGACCAAGAAATTCTTTTGCGACACCACCAACAAGAGGCACATCGTTCAGAAACTCATTTGCCGTTGTTGTCGCGAGTTGAAACGGAGCATTGATAGCCGATTTGACGACGGCAGCTCCCTTTTCTACTCCCTTCCCAATCAGATCAGCGAAGAAGTTACTTTCTTGGACAAGCTCACTATTGTTTTGTGTATCTGCTGTTTTTAGCTTTTGACCCTCTAGCTTCTTAACATCAAAACGAATCCAGTGTCTCTCTTCTATCGCATTATCAACATTTGCTGGGTATTGCAGAAAGAAGTTCTTATACTTGTCATTATACAGAGCATCCAAAGCGCCTTGATGTTGTTTGAGATCGGCGCCGACCGTATCAGCAGCCTTCGTGAACCCTTCGACCCCCGAGTCAATTGTCTTCTGGAGTCCCGCTTTTAGGGATACAAACTCTGCCGGTGTTTGAGGATCTTCTCCATTTGCCATTTGATTTTACCTTTCAGTATGATAATGGTACGTCGCCGTCTGGTGCTGTTCTCGCAGTCATGCCTGCACTTTGGGCGCCTGGATTGATTACGGTTGTGCTGTTATCGCTGTTATCTGGAGCAACAACCACAGAAGAACCTGGTGCGCTCTCTGCAACTTCATTACTACCATAGAATATACGACTTGCTAATTCTGCGTCTGCTTCAGAAACACCAAGAGCAGAGTAAGCGCCTTTTCTGGCAAGTGTCTCGCCCGCCAGTCCACCAGCAACCGCGAGCCCAAGACTAGCAACACCACCACCTCCAATAGCACCCGCAGTTCCACCCAGCAAAGCACCAAGACTTGCCATCATCTCAGAAATGAATAGTTTCTTAAATTTAGCCTCATCAATGGTGCCTTGATCCAGCGCAGCCTTTAGCGCATCATACTTTCCTTTGAGAAAGAAACTTTCAATCGCAGGTCCGATAACTGGAATCTTTCTAATCAAACCAAGAGAACCTTTGGCAAATCCTCTAACAGCCGTTCCTGCCATATCACTCACGGCTCCACCAAGTCTAGTCAGCACTCCTGCCGGCGCACTACTGGTCACTCTCTGACCAATATCTGTAGCAGCAGATTTAAGTCTACCCAAAAATCCGACACCAGATTCAGTAGCAGTCTTCAGACCGACTCCGCCCTTCGCGGCTAGATCAGCAGCAGTTTCAGTAGCACCTTTCATAAAACTCGCGAGATTTGGGAACTTCTTTGCAAGCCCTTCCACAATACCTTCTACAGCATATCGTCCTTCCTCTAATAACTCTTTGCTTACTGGTTTTATGAAATTCGTTACAACATCATCATATAGAGTTTTGAATTTTGTTGATATCCTCTCAAAGAATGGTTTCGCGTCATCATATAGAGTCGAAAATCTTGTTGATATACTCTCAATGAATGGTTTCACAGCACCATCATATAGAGTTTTGAATCTTGTAGTTAAAGGTGTGATAAAATCATCATAAAATTTTCCAAACTTGGAAAACAACTGATCAAAATTAGTCAGCAATAATCCCGAGAGAGTGCCTAATAATCCCAGCAACCATTTGAACCAACCTGTGCTT